AAGCTTCGTACTGCTGGGTATAGACTACAAACGGCAACGCCACGGACTGGTCTGGGAACCACGTCTGCACGTTGGCAACAACACTTGGTGTTTGCGTAGGATCGCCGTAGTGTAAGTGGCGGTACGAAATACCGGAATTTTGCATAACCAAATACGCAGAGTATCCATCCGCAGCTGTTTCGTTAAACGAAGTATACAGATAGAACTCGATGTTAGCTTTATGGGCCATGGTATCCTCCTATTAAGAAACGTCGGCCATTGCGAAGGTACCGTAGTACGGAGAACCCCCGTCCACGGTGAAGAAAGTCAAAACGTCTTTATCCCCGGCACCTGTAGATAGTGTTGGGGGCAACCCATCAGAGTACTGGGCGCTGGTAAAAGTAGCGGTCCTGTTGCCGGAACCGTCTTGAATCAGGATCACGGTAACCGAGCCCATCACCCCCGCCGTCGGGGGGTTTGTAAACGAAAAAGTCACGCTGTTAGACAATGTAAATTTAAATACGTTGGCCAGTGACATGTCAATATTATACGTGGACGTAGACACACTGGCGCTGACAACCGTCTCTCTATACGCAGTAAGTGTCTTGTTGGACAGCGTCTCTGCGCCCGCAAGAGTGACAGCAGGGGCGGTAGAAGCCCACGTTGTGCCGTCACTGGTCAGGACGTTGCCCGTAGCACCGGGTGCGACTACCTGAAGTGCGGATGTTCCGTTACCGAGCAGGACGTTGTTCGCAGTGAGCGTGGTTGCGCCCGTTCCACCGCGAGCAACTGACAAAGTGCCTGTGGTTCCCGCAACGATTGGTAACCCAGTAGCGTTGGTCAGCGTACCTGATTGCGGAGTGCCGAGTATCGGAGTGACAAGGGTAGGACTTGTGGCAAACACCAACGCACCGGAACCCGTCTCGTCAGTCACCGCAGCAGCGAGGTTTGCGCTTGATGGAGTTCCGAGGAATGTAGCTACACCAGAACCAAGCGATGTTATGCCCGTGCCACCGTTGGCTACGGCAAGAGTGCCGGCAAGTGTGATGGTGCCAGACCCGGTAATCGGGCCGCCGGAGGTGGTCAGGCCTGTAGTGCCACCGCTCACAGCAACAGATGTTACGGTTCCACCAACTTCAGTCGGGTTAGCGTTAAACACTGCCGCACCTGCACCTGCGCCGTCTGTGACTACCATCAGCTTGGAGCCGTTGGGCACATTGACCGTTGCGCCTGAACCCTGAGCAATCGTAATGATCTGACTGCCGGTGGTGGCGTTCTCGATGATCCAGACCTTGGACACCGTGTTGGGAGCCAGTGTCACCGTGCGCGTAGCAGTTAAGGACACCGCAGAGGTGATTTTTAAGTAAAGCGAGCGTGTGCCGTCAGCCGAGGCGTCGGGCATCGTGAAGGTCTGGTCCGCATCCGCCGCCATGTCCTTGGTGCCAAGGCTGAACGCATCGGCTATCAGAGCGAGGTTGGTGTTGGTCGAGGTGCCCCATGTACCCGACTCGGCACCTGTGACAATCTCCTTCAGTCGCAAATCATTGTTAAAAGTAGCCATGTCTCATCCTCACGCCGCTGTTTCTACAGGTATCCAAGTAGCATTCTGCGCGTCATTTACATCAACCCAAACGGCGTTTTGAGCGTCGTTTACCAGTGACCATCCGCCTATTTTAACCTGCCCAATCGCGCCTACACCAGCTACTCCGACGGGGATTATAAGCTCGCTTACCGCTATCTGAACCTGCCCAATCGCGCCGGTTGCGCTGACCCCCGCAGGGACAACTGTATCGTTGACCTGTAACGCAACCGTGCCTACCGCGCCCGTGCCTTCAATGCCGGTGGCCGTAACAGTAGCATCATATGCGGGGACTACCGTGCCAATCGCGCCCGTACCCGTTACGCCCGCTACGGTGACGTTGCTGTCTATCTGCAGCGTCACGGCGTCAACAGCACCGATGCCCTCTACGCCTGTAGCTACAACCGTTGCGTTTATTGCGATGGAGACAGTGCCAACGGCTCCCGTCCCCTCAACGCCAGTCGCAATCACCGTATCGTCGACCACAAAGGTAACTGTGCCAACTGCGCCTGTACTCGCTACGCCCGTTACAGTGACGTTGCTGTCTATCCGCAGCGTTACCGTGTCAACTTCACCAGTGCCGGCAACGCTGGGCGCAACAACCGTTGCGCTTATTGTGATGAAGACAGTGCCAACGGCGCCCGTTCCTTCAACACCCGTCGCAATCACCGTATCGTTAACCGCAATGGCAACCGTGCCAACGGCGCCCGTACCGACAACGCCTATGGGGATAACAATATCGTCTACTTGTACAACAAAGCCGCCGAGCTCACCAACGCCCTGAACACCCGTAGGGACAACCGTGGAGTTAATCTGCAGGGCGATATCGCCAACGCTACCCGTGCCAGAGACGCCTGTTACTGCAACGACCTTGGTTACAAGAATGGTGACCGGCTCTACCGCACCCGTACCCGCAACACCGTCAACTACATAGGCAGGTGCTATCCCGCTAAAGCCATTTATGCCCCAGCCACCCTCTCCCCAACCTTTAGTGTAGGTGGTAGCTGCCACAGATCAGCCCTCAAGCAATCCGAATGATCGCTGTAGCTGCGGCTGCAGTCGGGAACTGGATTTGGAAATCGCCCGAACTTACCTGCTGGTCACCGCCAAAGCTCAACACCGCTACCGCAGCGTCAGACGAGGTGTCGTTATAGATCAACGCGCCAGAGGTCGTGAACGTCGCAGCACTCCACGTCGTGTTGTCAAAGTCGCAGATCGCCGTAGTGCCGTCCGCTACTGGAGTAATCGACACCAGCGTGTTGCCGCCTGTGGTGTAGCCGCTACCGCTACCAAGCTCGTCAGTGCTCAAATCACTGTAGTTAGTGGTCGCAGCACCAAAGGTGCCAGAACCGGCAGCCGCTGCCTTAAGCAAAGCGATCTTAAAAGTATCACCAGTAGAGGCTGTAAAGTCATGAACGGCCTTAAACAGCTCAACCTTGAAGCTGGTGGGCATGGCAGTTGTAATCGAAATAGGCATCTCAGTTCTCCAGTAATTTTACAAGTTCCGGGTGCCCAGCGGCGCGGAAACGGTTCATCAAAGTAGTGTTGTTAGAACGAATCGCTTGGTGCATCGCCGCTACTAACACCGTCCTGATTTGGTCACGGTAGGCTTCAGCCTGAGCGCGGATAGCCGGGTCTGAGCTTCTACCGATGTAGATAATCTTATCGAGCGCACCCTCGGCCAGCTCTTCAGGCGTGAAGCCACGGCCCGAAACGGAGGAGGCCTTGACGAGGCCGAGTGCTGCGCCGCCTGTTGTGCTGAACATGGTTTATGGTCCCGGTGATTCAGATTTGATTGGTAGGCGAATCATACCATCACGGAACTCATCGCGGCGACGTCTACCCTGCTGCTCGATGCCCAGACCCTGAATCGCTTGCTTGTAACTGGCGTCAAAGAAGCCCAGCATTTCAGTGGGACCCTTGGTGTAGCTGTAGGCTTGAATCAGGCAAGCATAGAGCAACGCCTCGGGAGCGTTCGTGCTGATCCACGTGGTTGGGTTGGCCGCAGAGAGCTGCGCTGGACGGAAAATGTACCCGAGCTCCACCCCGTAGTCCGCGTTGGGCGTTGGCGCCAAGGTGAACGTGTTCTGGTCCCAAACCGAGTAGTACTTGGGTACGCCCACTACCGCAGCGTCAGGCGCATACTCCTTCATAAAGGACGTGTCCCTAAAGTCCAGATACACTTTCTTGCCCGCTACCGTGATAAAGATATACCGGTGCGTCAGAATGTCGCTTGGGGACGCCAGAAATCGGTTGCCGGTGGTCATCGTGCTGGTGGATTCTTTCTTGAATACGTCCAAATCAATGTCGCGCAAGATACGGTTCTCAGCCATCGTGATAAACGTATCAATCACGGAATTGCTGAAGACGTTGGCGTCAACGTTGGTGTAGTTTCGTATATTTGTGACCAGCTCGCTGTAGTTCATCAGGTTATCACTATAGTCACTTTGCCAATGTATCCCACGCCCTGAACCGCATTCTGCTGCGGGAACGGCTGCATGTTTGTGCCGCCATTGGCACTACCAATACTCTGGAAGGCTGCGTCCCCCGGCAAGCCAAGGAAAACGACCGTCGGCTCTACCCTGTCAGGTCTTGGGTCACGCAGCGCAATCGCGTCCCCACGATAGTTCAGCGGAAATAACTGGGGCTCTTTGGGCTCGTAGTCGTCAGGACAAACCATGAAGCCGCGCCAGTTTTTACGCAATACTTTGTACGGGTATCTCTGCCCACAGAAGTCGCAGAGTGAATACGAATACTTACCCGACGCAAATGCCATGTCACACCCCGAAATCAGGCACTATGTGGAAACTGGCCGTGTCCCTATCCTCCAATGCCGCCCTCAAGAAGTCCTCTTCGTAAATCTGCTTGAGCGCACCGGTGCGATCAGGCATGTACTTCAGCGACAACATGTACGACAGGCCCGAGGCCAGACACGGCAGGAAGCGGAAGTTCACGTCTGAGGTGTTTTCGTAGTTGCCCGCGTCTTGAATGCGTCGTATCCGGTAGTAAACGAAGGTGTACACCTGATCGGCTGCCGGGTATAAATACACCTGCGGCGTGTTACTGCGCTCTACGTAGAACTGTGCTGGGCGCGCTTGGGTGGTCTTGTCCGGCAAATCCAAGTAGTCCTCGCGACTGATGCGGTCGATGGAGACATCCTGCTGCTGACCCGTGATGTTCTGCCGGATCACCGCCGAGAGCACGTTGACCGTGTCCAGCGGAAGATTCAACACCCGACTACCCTGCGTCAGTGCGATTGTAGACTCTTCAATCGTCCACAGGTTCAGGCCACGGTTAGCCCAGTCCAAGAACAACAGGTTCAGCGAACGGCGCGCAGAGGACAGCTGATAACCCGAGGTCATCCGCATGCCGCAACGCTCGAACGCCTCTTCAATCAGATCATCGATACTCAGATTAAAGTCTGTTGTCCCGGAGGTAGCCATTAGTCACACGCCATCCCGCCTTTGCGCATTTTCATCGCGCGGCCCATAGCGTCTTTGCCTTTTTTCTTCATGGCACGGCCTTTTTTGTCAGCCAGACCACCTTTTGCCATCATGACCGGGCCCGTTTTCTTGCTGGTCGCAGAGATCATTTTGTTTTTTGGACCACTTTCCACTGCTCCGCCGCCTTTTGTAGCAGCACCCATTCCACGTCCAGCCATGTTACTTACCTCGATTTCGATACGATTTTACTTTTGCAGCTACCTTCTTGGGTTGCTTGCTAAACTGCGCACCCTTTGCTGTATCTGCACGTTTTTTTCTTGACGTTGCTGCGTACTCGGCACTGCTCAAGGCGCCAATCGCCTTCTCCGGCAAGTAACGCTCACCCGTTGCCTTGGGACCTTGCGTCGAGGGCTTGCCAGACTTGGTGCGCCACTTCTGATCGCCCCACGCCTTTAAGGATTTTTGGGGTTTCTTAAGTGCCATCAGTCTTTATAACTCC